GACTCTTTATCCGTGGTTAAAACTAGTTTATCTACTATGTCTGAATCAGTGTCTATTCCTGATAAATCCAACATTGTACCTTCTATCTCGTATATTGTGTGATCAAAAGTCGTTTTAACTATTTCAGCTTCACTAGATACGGTTTTTCTTATAAGTTGGGGTAGCTCAAGGTCTATCCATTCGTGTTCTACGGTTTCGGTATCAAAAATGATAACACCATTAGTGATAGGAGCTCTATGAAAGGTTATAGACAAAGGCGACCCAGGATACAAGATATTGTCTTGACAGTTAGAATAGCTGTGTAAATCACCGGCTAAAACTACTTCCCACCTTGCTAATAAAGATAAATCTATTTCCGGTTTAACGTGTGGCGGTATGCTGCCTCGTACGTGTGTAAAAAGTATTTTGTTATGGTAGTTACTAGGCTTGAATGTTTTAAGGTCAGTATATGCAATTATATCAATCCCAGGCAAATCTGGGGTATTTCCTTTAATTATAGATACTAAGTTATTAACTTTGTTTGTTGCTTGAGTAAAGTGATCTAGGAAGGTTTGACCCTTTCTACCCGCCTCATGGTTTCCGTCAAAGATATAGGTGGGGATGCCACACCCACCTACAAAATCGAAAAACAAGGAAACCTCGTCTGGCTTAGGGACGTTATCAAACACGTCCCCAGCCAATATATGTGCATCTACATCAGCTTCTAGCGCATATATTTTCTCAAACAAACTCTTGTATCTATTTAGCTGCCAGCTTCTAGGAACGTTCTTCTGCCCTAACTTTATATGCCAGTCAGCCGATACAAGTATACGCATTAGAAGGGGTCGGAACCATTATCTAAGTCGCTGATTGCATCTTCATCAGCATTTGTTTCTTCGACCATATTCAACCAGTTCTTCTCGATGAAGTCGCGTTGGGAATCTGGTGTTTGACGGGTAATCAGCTCCTCAATAGGCTTCATATTATCAACCAGCTCTTTCTCCGCATCGGTTAGTTCACGAACTGCAATTGCTCGTTCCTTAAGGCGGTACTCAACATTGTAGTCGTGGGGGCCGGTCTTCTTTTTATCAACAATCACGTCCCAACCTGTAACTACGTTTGTTGGATCACCAATTTCTTGACCTAAAGCCTGGATTTGCTCGAACAACTTCTTTTTCAAACCCATTAGTTTAAGTTCGCCGGTCTTTGTATCAATACACTGCATGACGTATGACCAAACACATTTTTCGTCTGAGAAGTTTGCGTGGAAATGATCCATCTCCGCATTGTCAAACTTCTCTGTTTCTCTGTTAAAAGCCAAACACTCTACAGGCACGTTCTTTCCGTTTAAGTTCTTCCAGTATACATAGCGGGGTAGAATATCTCCCACTAGGCGGAATGTGGTTTCACCAAATGCTAGTTGCATGTATGGTAGTTTGTTTTTGCGGGCTGATCCGTGTGCGTCGTTAAATGATAGTGCCATTTTCGTAATCTCCTTCATATAAAAAGTAAATAGAATCGTTTAATATAGTTAATAATCTATTAGTTTTTAGTTCATTTATTTTGTATGTGTTGTGTACTTTCCATGTTGGTAAGCCCACAGTATTACTACGTAAGTAGTCTTGCGCGTCCCTTAAGCTTAAAAGCTCTAGGTACACTAGTTGCTCTAAATAGCTAGCGTTTTCTTCGTTTAATAGCAAAGGTTTAGGATTCAGTATAAAACTGTTCTTAGCCTTGCTAGCTGTTAGTATAGCGTGTACTTTTGGTGCTATTAAATTCTGTGTATCATTTATACTAAGGCAGTATAAGTACTTGATTCTTTTTTCTAAAGTCATACACTTTAGAAGGCCAGAATCAAACATATTTAATTTTGTACTTTTTTTCAATGTAAAAACCTACTCTTGTCTGTAAATGTCTTTTAGCGGTTTGCCCAACTAGAGCGAAATCTATGACTTCTGGGTTTTTCTTGCCGGGGTGATTCCTGCTTATTCTTCCTAAAAGCTGCTCTAGAAGCCCTACGTTATTAGTAGTCATAGCCAGTATCAAACAACTTAGTTCGGGAATGTTAACTCCTTCGGAGTAAATTTTGGAAGCCCCAAACAGTATATCCTTCTTAGACTTTATAAAGTCTCTATCTTCTGTCTCACCTGTAACTACCATCGAGTTATCTAAAAAGGAACTACATAACTCTAGCATTTCTACTCTGTCTGATACTACTAAGACCTTATGTCCCTTTTCAGCTTGTATCTTCGCACTATTAATTACGTTTTCCATAAATTCTACGTTTTCGTATAATCTATTTACTCGTATAGCCCAAGGCGTAGTTTTATTGCCAGGTATCTTAACATCTAAACTAACTACGGTTACTTCAGGACTTAGCCTATTCGCTTCCTTCGCTACTATTATGTTCTTAGATAAGTAGTCCGGTATGTACAGATGCTTTCTATCCTTTCTCCAAAGTGTCCCCGTAAGCCCTATTCGGTGTTTACCCTTAAACTTATCTATAACTGCTTTGAATGTGGTTGCTGGCGTGTGGTGACACTCGTCTATGATTAAAGTTCCAAAAGTACTGTGTATCTTATCTATGTGCTTTTTCAAAGACTGAACATTTGCTACTACAATACAGGTTCCTAGACCACAAACACCCTTAGCACCAATTGTATCTGGTGTAAAGCCAAGTGTTTTTTCTATTTCCCCAACCCACTGGTCTTTCAAATACAGGGTATGAACAACTACTAGTGTTTTTTGCCCCAGTTTCGCAGCTATTGCTAAGGAAGTGAAGGTTTTACCATACGCAGGGTTAGCGTTTATTATGCAACTACCATTTACTTGGTTATACACATCCTTTTGATCGTCCCGTAACTCATACTTAAATGTAGGGAAAATAGCAGGAACACTAACTCTTTTATCAATTATCTCGTACCCTTTAGGTATCAAATCCTCTCTAGCGTTAGGGATACTTATAACATTTCTATTTACTACTGTTACATCACAAAAAATCTCACTCATGCCTCCTGGCCTACTTGGGGGTAGTGTATAGCTAAGCTCTTTAATGAGGCTGGCATGAAGTTCTAATTCCATATCCATGTATATTCTATTACTTATGACAGCTTTCATATCTTTCTATGAGTATCCTTTTTTAGTTCTCGCGTTGTTTCATATAGAGCGTACCCATGGGGTGTATGCAGAACCCCAACATATTTAGTTAAGTAAGCATCGGTACACAAAAGCTTAAAAGTATACTCTATATCTTTTAAGCTTAAAACACACCCAACGTTTTCTATGTTTAAAACGTTCTTAACTGCGTGGTATGTTAGTTTAACCACTATACTCTTTTTATAATTAAAAATCGTTCCCTTACTGTCTATGAACTTCTTACCCTTACTTTTTATAGCTTGGCTTATATTATCTACTGGTTTTTTAACAGAATAAAGATCACCTTTGTTTAGCTTTAATCTTCTAAGCCCTAAAGTATCCCCAGTTATATTTGTGTTATCCAGTATTCTTTTACCATATCCAGTATCTATGTATGTTACCCCATACTCTTTTGATATTACAGATTTGTGGGGTAACATAAAAATAGGAAACTCTAAAGCATAAATACTAAGCGGCTTCGGCATAATCCTCGCCTACGGCGACGTCTAGCTTAATAGGACACCCTGGGATTGAGCAACCTCTGTCTAATTGTGTAAAGTAAGCCAGCTTCTCAATGTACAAGTCAACAACATCTTCGCGAACTTCAGCTAAGATCGAGTCATGTACTAAACCCCAAATCTTCATTGTTTCCGTATGGCCGTTTTCTTCAATCCAGTCCTGCATATCCATGCCAGCCAATAAATTAATATCGCTTGATACGCTCTGTACTAGAAAGTTAATGGCACTGCGCACCCAATGCTTAGCTTCCCGCTTATTCGGAGAAAAAACGTCTTTAACCCTACGCTTTCTGCCGAATAATGAAAGTATGTAGCCGTTAGCCTCAATTTCTTCAATTCTATCTTCTAGCCAAGTTAACAGCGTAGGAAAGTTCTCCAGAGCCTTTTCCTTGAGGTTTAGCTTGTATAAAATCTCAAACGAGATAGTTTTAGCTTCTTGTCTAAGTTGTGGGTACTTAGATGCCACGTCGTTGGGGTGACAAGTTAGGCCAAACTTTTGTACTGCCATAGCACCATGATAGTCAACACCATCTTTAAAGATTTGCTGTAATGCCTTATCTCCAGAAATAACCCCTGTGATGTACATTTCAGCAGTTCCCAAATCTTGAGAAACAATCTGAAAACCCTCTTTAGCTCTAATAGCTTTTTTAGGTAATTTATTGTCCCGAGGTAGCTGCTGCGCATTTATCTTTCCAGATGAACTTAGTCTTCCAGAAGTCGTGGTATGTAGGTTAAACCCTGTTCTAAGATGCCCGTCCAAGTCCTGTCCGTGTAGCATTTTCTCTAAGTAGGTTGAATTTATCTTCTTTAGCTTCTTGATATCGTTAATGACTTTAGCAACTAAATTTTCTTCTGCGAACTTTTCCAATACCTCAGCATCCGTAGAGTTTGCCCCACCATCAGTGAACTTGAAGGGCGTAAAGCCCAGTTCATCGTACAGGAGTGCGCCTACGTGCGCTGGAGAGTTAACATTGAACAACTTACCCGTAGCTTTTTCCACGCTCTTAACTTCATCATAAGTATATAACTGTTCAGTTAGTGCTGCAACTTCAGCAGACACTTCGTCAATGTACTGTCTCAGCCGTGTTTCACAAACAGGTATTCCATTATCTTCTACTTTTACTAAGAAACTTGTTCCTCTTTTTAGCAAACCGGTATATACCTTAGTAAGTCCCTCGCTTTTTGCTAAGGCTGCAGAAAACTTCAAGTATAGCTGTAGGGTAGCTGCAGCATCT